CTCGCCGCCAAAGTTCTCCATTTTGAACTTAGCCATGGTTACTCGCGCCTAAGTCTTGATGATCCAGTTCATCAGCAGGGTCGGCTGCACGTTAGTGATGGCGTTGGTTCCGCCGGTACCACTGCCACTGAAAGAACCGCTGCCGCCGCCACTCAACGTGCCGGAAACCGCAACGGTGTCGTTTATGTATGCGTAGTTGGGACCACCCGCCGACCCTCCAGCCGAGGCCGAACCCGAAGTGATCTGGCCACCGAGGGAACCACTGACCGAGACGCTGACACTGACGCCGCCTGACACGTTCACGCTGACACCCGCCGCTTCAGTCTGCGCACCACCCGCACCTCCCAACGTGTTGCCGTCGGGCGAAATAGTTGCGCCGGTAAGTCGTGTTCCCGTCGGATCCATGCCCGCAATCACACGCCCGCGCAGGTCGGGAATATTGAAGTGCGCACCGTCGACCGCGCCAAAAGCCGTGCCAATCGCAGTAAACAGACCTGGGTAACTCGACCTCAAAAGCGAGCTACCGTCGCAGATCAGCCAACCTGTAGGTGGCGTTACTCCGGCGAAAGGCACCACGATGCCGTAGGGCAGCACCGCGCTGAACGGCAGTTCCTGGACTGCGCCTGCCCCAGCTCCAGCCGTACGTCCAAGAACAACACCGTCGGCGTCGGTCGTCGTGACGTGATCGGCGTTCCAGTTACTCGGCTTGACCAGCGTGGCGTCAGTGCCGTCCGCCTTACCCGAGACGAAGGGGTGTTTGGTGTGCATCAGGTCCAACCTTTGCGGGCGATGGTGGCGTAGCCCTGCGGGTACATCCACTTCTGCCCGCCATAGACGTTCTCGTGGAGGATCTCGCCGCGCGCCCGGCCCCGTTCGGTCATGTAGTTCTGCCAGTTGACGCGGGCGAGCTGCGGGTTCGAATAGGGTTTGGCGGGCTGCATGAACAGGTAACTCAGCGTGCAGTAGCGAAACGCATCGCGATAACGATCGATGATCCACGAGGCGTTCTCGATATCGGGCAGCGGCTGCATCGGCGACAACGGCGGGTCGGTGATGTTCTTGGCCACCGCCGCCATCCAGGTCGTCGCCGTCGAGGGCTGGTACATCAGGTTGATCGTGTCGGGCGGCTTGAACGAGATGCCCGACTGTGTCCAGCGTTTCTCGGGCCACGCCTGGGCCGGATCGAAAACCATGAGCAATCTTTCGATCGCGCCCTTACCCACCGGAGTAATCACATAGCTGCGCGTGTCGGGTGTAACGTTGAAAGCGATCTCCTCGACCCAGACATTGGTCTGCGCCATGAAATCCTCAATGGCACGCCACAGCTCCTGCATGATCACGGCATCGATCGCACCAGGAATGGAGATCTTGATGTCGTTGAACAGCCGGGCGTAGGTTGGATCGGTCGGTGTCGGCATGGTCAGCTAACGGTCAGAACCGCTCCCTTGAAAGTTTGCAGGAATGCAGCGGCACGGGCGTCCTGGGTTTGTTCATCGTCGCGCGCCTGGACGAGGCCGACGGTGTAGAAAATCAGCGGTGAGATGTATTGTTCCTCGATGCCAATCACCGCGCTCGGATCGGCCGAGTTGAACACCGGGATGACGAACTTGAGCATCAGGAAGATATCCGGTCTCATACGATAGAGATCCACCAGGCCCTGATTGAGGCAGAGAATAATACTGTCGTCCGTATAACGGTAACCCGACGAGGCCGTGTTGTCGGTGTCCTGAAGCAAAATACGTATCTGATCGAGGATGTCGCCGACACTGGTCAGCGTCTGGGTCGAGCTGTCATAGAAGCCGATCACCCAGCCATAGCCGTCGAACTCGTAGACCACACCTGTGGGAGCGGTGTACTTCTGGCCTAGTGTAGGGAGCGGCGGAAAATCGAGATCAGCCATGAGTTACTCCACCGAGTTACGCGAACCCGGTCGTCGTTCCGTTGTTGTTAATCGTCAGGCACTCGCAGCGGGCGTCCTCGATCTTCACGGTGATCGCAAGATGAACCCAGTCGTCGTACTCGTGGATGAGCTGGTCGATACCGAGCACGTCAAGATAGATTTCGAGGGCGTGGCAGACGTCGAGCGGTGTCCCAAAAGCAGGAATGATGAAGTCGGCAGCGAGCCCGGACATGTGGGCGCTGGTACTGGAGCCGCCGGTGGCACTGTTGACGGCGGGGGAACGATAGCCGCTGGTGATCTGGACGGGGTTAGCGCCGCAGATGTCGCGGACTTTTTCCATGACCTGAGCAAGCTGCTGTAGGTGGACATAAGCTTCCTCGGTCGGTGTGTTGTTCAAACCCATACGCGAGGCGGTCTGCGAGTAGGTGAACTCGGCCAAAGTGAAATGTTCACTAAGTTGTTGGGTCGGCATCACTTATCCTTCCCCCGGATGCCGGCGAACGCCAGCGCCGCCGCCAGTGCCGCAGCGAGAAGTCCCATCAGCCGGTTGTTGGGATCGCAACTGGTCTCGCTGGTGATGATGGTCGTTGCGTGAACCACGCAGGCCACCGCGAACGCGACGATCACCACGCCGTAGATGCAGACGACAAAGGCGATCAGCCAGAAGGCGGCCCGTATCGGATCGAAGGGTGGCTTCTCGTCCATTCATCAATCGTGTCTCCCACACTCGTCGATCCAGCCGTAGGTGTCGACGTAGATCGAGTTGCTCGTGCCACCGCCCGTGACGAACTTGAGCGCGCCGGTCGCGTCAGACAGCACCGAGAAGAAAGCGGCAGCTTGCTGCCCGCTTGGCACACCGACCACACCAACATTTTGTCCGGTCAGTCCGGGTGTCACTATGTCGACGTAGAACGCGCCCGACGAATTGTTGCCGTTCAATCGACCTTGGATCATCGTTTGAATTGGCGGCGCGCTCATGACTTGAGTGAGCGTGCCAACCGCCGAGAGATTGAACAAGTTAATGTCACGGATCGCCGTGTTCCATTGCACGAGGTCGCCCTTGCCGCTGTGGGCGAGGATGTTGCCCGACGCATCGGTCTTGATCGGGCGCAGACGACGATACGCAGTCGTGCCTGCCGGGATGTGCGTCGGCGTCACGCTGTTGTCGAAGAACACATCGAACGCACCGTTGATGATGGCGGCAAACGGGAAGTACCAAGTGTTGACCGACAGCGCGAGGCCCGGCCCCATGCCGCCAACGGCGGAGCCATTGCCCGCTACCCATCCACCCGCGATGAACTTGGTGAAAGCAACTGTCGAGTTGATCCACACGCTGTTGGTGCTGTCGGCCGCCGCCACTGCTCCTATCGTCAACGCCTGCGTTGAACCTGCGCTGCTGTGGACACCACCCGAGAGAAAGCCACGCAGCACGTTGGACGGATTGGCCGGACCCGCCGGTCCCTGCGGCCCGGCCAGTCCCGTTATCGGCGTCGCGCCAATATAAACGCCTTGATAGGTGCCACCTGCCACGCTGCCATACAAAGTAAAGTCGAAATAGTCGGTGCCGTTGGCATCCAAAATAGCTTCGAGCTTGTTGGTATTATAATAGGCGGTATTAGCCGGTGTTTCCCACGACTGCTGAACCACGACGCCGTTTTTGCGCAGGTAGAAATACGTCACTATAGCGCCACTCGCATAGCCAGTGACCGCCGAGCCAAAAAGCAGGTAGCGCCCGGCAGGTGGCGTGTACCGTCCATTTGAAAAATTGTAGTAGCCGCCCGCGTTACCCGTGACGACCGGCGGAATAATCGTCGTGATGCCGCTCGCCATCCCAGTGAGCGTATTAAACGCGGCGTAGAAGTCCGTGCCTCCGGTACCGGATGAACCTGCGTTAGCCCGCACCCATGCCGTCGTCGGCACGGTCGTGTCGTTACTTCCGGGCGCAATTGCCGTGCTCAACGTCGCCGTCGTGCCGCTGAGCGGCGCAGCGATGTTCACAACAGAGCCACTAATCGTCAGCGGCTGGTACGACCCGACACCCGTATTGTCGACACCTTCAATAGCAGTGTAAGCCGCATTTGGAACAATGCGAACGCCTTTGGTCGCACCGGCAAACAACCCGCCAATAATGCTGTCGTTGGTCGTCACCTTCAACGCGCCGTTAACACCGCCACCATTGAACGTCGCCAACGTGCCGGTGAGCGGGCCGGTCAGCGTGCCGCCCGTCAGCGGCAGATAAGGTCCCACGCCCGGCGCGGCGCTCTGCGCCAGCCACGACGCGTAGGTCGTGCTGTACTGGTAGGCGACACCGTTCGGGGCGTTGAACACCTGACCGTTGGTGGGAGAAGCGGGGAAGTCGATCACGGTGCGACCTCGCAGATGACGATGCTGGAGGCCATGACGCCGCCAAAAATGCGTGCACCGGCAGTGCCGTTAAATGTTGTTGTGTAAGCCCCGCCATTCCCACCAGCGCGGACCCGAAAGATTATCGGAGATGTTGTGCCGCTCGTCATGACGTGCCTGAAACTCATGCACAAAGACGATACCGCATAGGGCGTGTCTTGCCGCACTGCCGCCAAGGCGTTTGCAACGCTGTCTCGAAACAGAGCGCAGACGAAGACGACATTGCCAGTGCTGGCAAGATTAGCGATCACCTCAATGATCAGCTTCGACGTGGCGCTTTTCGGCGTGATCGAACACGTCATGTACTCGTCACCCTCGGTGATCTGAGGGATGGTGTCGTCGTGCGGGATTAGCCCCGTCCCGGTCGCCACCGCGCCGGTCTCGGTACTGACCATCTGGATCTGCGCGCCGGGGGCGAAGACGGTGCCGGTGGTGGTGATCGCGCCTACGGCAGTAAATCCGCCTGATATGGAAAGGTTGCCCGCGTCCGACATCGAGAACGGCACTGCGCTGTAGCCGCTGTTGATGATCTGGAAGTTGCCGCCGTTGACGCGAATATATTTGGACGGGGTGGTCGCTCCGTCGCCCGTCAGCTTGATGCCGACGCCGTTTGCTCCCGGATTGCTGATGGCAAGTGTATTCTGTGTTGCCGCGTTTTCGCTGAACGTCGCCGTCGTGCCGGTGAGCGGACCCGTGAGCGTGCCGCCTGCAAGTGGTAGGTACGATCCGGCCATCGTCGGCGTCGCAGGCACCCACTGCGAGGAATTGCCGTCGTTGTAGTAGACCATCAGCGTGCCCAGCACGCTGTTCCACCACATCGCCCCGGCGGTCGGTGATCCCGGTGGCGTGTCGCTGATGGTGAGCGAAGCGCCGCCGCTACCCGTACCGACCTTGGCCCACGTCGTGCCGCCATCGACGTTGTACCAAGGGATCGCGCCTAGAGCGTCGAGGTAGATCGCGCCCTTCGCGCCGAAGGTCGAGAAGTGTGGGTCGCCGCTACCGGCAAACATGCCGATGTTGCCGCCCGCGCCGTTGCCCAGCATGTAGCCGAAATAATCAGCCCCGTTGGTGACCAACGGACTGAGCGAGAGCGCGCGGTGCCAGCCCGCGACCTGCGTGTCGCCCGCCCTGTCGACTTGATAAAGCGGCGCGATGCCGGTCGGGCCACCCAGCACGCGCATGGCACTGCCGCCGCCACCCGTCGCATCGAGCAGCTTGACGTCGAAATAATCCTGTGCGGCCGACGTCGTCGTGCCGGTGACGATCAGGGCCTTGGTTCCGGCTGTCGCCGAGTTGAAGTGAGCCAGCGCGCCGGGTGTGCTGGTGCCGACGCCCAATCGCTTGAGGGTGGCGTCCCACGAGAAGTCGGTCAGCACGCCGGTCAGCACATTGCTGGCGCTGCCATAGCCTACAGCACCGGCCGGCAATGTCGCTGTACCACCGCCGCCTGTCGGCGCGGCCCAAGTCGCCGCGCCCGCGACCGTGGTCAGCACGTCGCCGTTGATCGTGCTCGGCTTGATCAGCGGGTTGGGATAGGTGCCACTCAAGCCGCCGCCTGCCGCACCGCTCGGTGGCAAGGTCGTCGGCGGCGCTGGGATCACCCCCGCTTTGATCGTCGGGTTAGGGTAGCTGCCCGCCAGATCACCGCCTGCCGGACCATTAGGCGGCAGCGTCGTCGGGTAAGGCACCGCCAGACCTGGATTGGGATACGTCCCACTGAGTGCACCTCCCGCCGCGCCTGACGGTGGCAGCGTCGTCGGCGGTGTCGGGATTTCGGACGCGATCCGTGCATCGAGCCAGATCGTATCGACACCGACCCTGCCTACGCCCGTGATCGGGCTGGGAACCATCGTCACACCCGGATCGGGTGTCAGCGAAATCGGCACCACAGAAGCCGGTGGCGGCACGTCGGATCCGCGACCCGGGTTGGTCACCACCCACTGGTAGGTGTTGCCGTCGTAGTACCAGATGAACAGGAAGCCCGACCCGGTGTCGAACCACAGGTCGTTGACCGCCGGAACCGTCGGCGGAAGGTCCGAACTGGTGATCCTGGGCGTCGGATTGGTGACGATGGGCGCGCTCATGGGCGTCGGCACGGCGAACACCGCCGGGCCACGTCCAGCCACACCGAGGGCACTGGAGATCACCCAGGCCCCGCCTCCGCTGGGTCCTATCTGCCAGGTATAGTACCGGCCGTTCACCGTGTTCAGCCACAGGTCGCCCGCACTGGGCGAACTGGGTGGCGTCGATCCCTGTATGATGTCGAGCGGCATCTACGCCTCCATGCAAAGAAAGCCAGTTACTCACATGAGTAACTGGCTCCTCGTTCAGGAAGCTGCGCCTACGGGACCACCGCCTCGGTCACGATCGCTTCGCAGATCGCCACCGGATCGATGACCTTGAAGCCATAGACCTGGAGGCCCCTCAACAGGGTGCCGAAGGTGAACTCCGACCGCAGCGTCTCGACTTTGGATACTTGAGAGGCGAACGTCAGCCCATGGGCGTGGCCGGCGTAGATCACCCATTCGCCCGCTGCCAGGGCCGGCGGACCCGTGATCGCCCCCTTCGGGAGTAGGTTGCTCACGTAGAGCGTGAACCGATCGACCATACCCAGTCGACCGTTGCGCAGCATCGAGACCGAATCGCCCGACAGATAAGCCTGCCGGAGTTCCGACTGCTTGATCATGTTGGAGGCCCAAGTGGGCATCACGATCCAGCGTCCCTGCTCGGGGATGTTCTGCTCGTCGAGCGCCTGACCCAACCTGAGTATCACCTGGAGGATCGTTACCTGACCCGCCACCGGGGTTGCAGGCACCACCGCGATGGTCGGCAAGGGTGTGCCGGTAACGCCGAGGTTAATGTTTCCGGTGATCAGGCCTGCGGTAAGACCGCGATTCTTGGCGTGCGCCTGACCCAAAAGTCCCAGGAGTACATCCGCGTCGATGACGATCTTCATCTGCTGGGCGGCGTCGTCGGACCAGATCCCCATCAGATTGATATCTGACTGGATCTCCATCACATCATCGAGGATCTCGTTGAAGTACTTACCCCGGTCGATGTTCAGGTCGACGATGTTGGACGCCGGCCGATCGACGGTGAGATTACCGCCGACGAGGTAATCACGAATGGTGATGGTCGGCTTCGTACGAATGTGAACCTTGTCGCCCTGGTTCTTGATTTCGCCTTCGTAGTCGGTGTTGGAAATCGCCGCCAGAACCGTACTTGCGTAGAATTTCTCGATCAGTTTCCCTGACCAGATTTCGGGAATAAACGTTCCCGAATAAGCCGGCGACGGTTGTGTGCTTCCCGTCGGGAAAATAGGCGGGACTGTGCCCGCACCAGCAAGAGGATATGCCATGGGTAGCTCCTGGGCTGCCGCCCAGTGCTACCGAGTTACCTCATGTAGGGGTCTTTGGGCGGCTGAGTGCGTTGATCCACGATGATGCGTCCCTCGCGCTGTGCCAGCATGATGTCGTGATCGATGGCAGACTGTTGCTGCTCGCGGCCACGCCAGCGTCCCAGCTTCACGTCGGTATAGAACCTCGTGATTTCAGCGGCGGTGTAGACCGGCTTCTCGGCGGGATTACCTCCGGCCGAGTGGGCTCTGCCCGGAGCGGCAAGCGTAGAAAGATCCAGCGGTGCTCCTGGGGTCGGGGGGATCGCAACCGGACTTGCAGTATCCGATACGACCATGCGCGACGGAGGTGGCACGCGCTGCCCGTTTCCCGCCTGCGGGTTCGTAGCAGCCTCCTCTGCGAGGAAACTATGGAAAAATGCGGCAACCCTTTGGGGATCCCCGGAGTTCCACGCGTCCTGCATTAGCGACTTACGAATAGCACCACTAAATACATCCGGCAATTGGCTCCACTGAATAAATCTGGGGTCCTTGTTCAGTTCGGCCCAATTAGGAATATTCGCGGAAATCGTCTGGTTCATCCGTTGGAGGAACGCGTTACCCGTCTCCTGCTGGACATGCCCCATGGCGGCGCGCAGGCGGTTGATCTCTTCGTTCAGGGGACTCGCCGTCTCGGCGGCGACCCGGCGCATGACGTCGACGAACTCAGGACCGTAGTCGGCGATCTCCTGTTCGGTGAGCTGGCCGGGCGGGACGATCGGCTGCGCCTGGGGTTGTTGGACCTGGCGCTCGCGTTCCATCTGCTCAAGCCGGTTACTCAGCTGGGTAATCGCATCGCGCTGACGACGTATTTCGGCGTTCTCACGCCCTTCACGAGACTTGAATCTGCGCTCCCAGGAGGCTTCGTCCTCCGGGGGAGTAGTTCCCTGCGGGGGCGGTTCCTGCACCGGGGCGGGCTGATTCTGGCCCTGGGGAGGCGGTTCCTGGTGTTCGTTAGGATCCCGGCCGTTGGGTTCGCCCTCGATCTGGGTCGCCACCGAGGGTTCGGAGGTTCCGGCGATAGCGTGCTGGATCGCCTCGGATCGTTTGCCGGCATCTAGTATTTGTTGGGGGATTTTAACATTGGGATCGACTGCGCCCTGCGGCATCTGTTTGGCGCGAATTTCTGCCGTGGATGTGGGTAAGGCCATTAGCTCCTCGCTTCGTAATCGGCCTTCAGCTGATGGCAGTTTTCGAGCTTCTGGCGAAGCTGAGTTATAATCTGTGCCTTGCCTTGGGCCGGAAAAATCACGTTGTCCGCTGCGGCAACCAGGTCAGCTACGCAGCGCGATTCGAATATCTTGATTGCCTCGACGAACTTCTCGTACTCCCGGGGGGCCATCAGTTTCAACTCGGCCGCCGTCATCATCACGTTGTGCAGGGGGTCCGCCATCAGGTCTTCGGGTTCGCCATGTCAATTATGGTTTGGTAACTTGAAGGTCCGCTGATCCCCGAAGGGGTTAATTTGGCGTAATTTCCCAGGGATCTCTGTTCCGGGTTGCCGCCGGTTAATTGGTTCAGCGCCGCCCTATTAGGCAGCATTTCGTGCTTGGAGTATTTTCCCGTGGCGATGGGCGGGGGTTTACCCTTGGGGTTTCCGAACTTGGGCATGGTTACCGCCAGGGTT